TCATATTTAAATCTATCTAAAGTGTAATCATCATCATTTGCAGCAGCAAAAGAAGTTCCTCTTTGCGCTAAATCCATTCCGCCATTAATTAAAATATTTCTAAAGTTTGGTTCACGAACATCTGCTAGTGCTGGGTTTCCTATTCTAGTTATCGCCATTATTCTTTATCTCCTAGTAAATCATTCCATACAGCTTTAATTTCATCAGTTGTTGTAGCTGTATTAACTTGTTCTGGTAAATCTCTTAAAGTTTGTTTGTCAGCAACAATAGAAGTAGTATCGCTTGATGTTTCTTGTGCTTTCATAAAATCTAAATCTAATTTTTTTAAAGCTTTACCTCTTTTAAATCTAATTTTATCTTTCCAAACTTCTTTAGCTTTTGTAATATCAATAGTTATCATTCTCCAACTCCATCAGTTAATTCTGCATCATCAATAGTCCAAGCATTTCTAAAAGTTCTATCAGTTGATATTTCTAATACATCTACAATTTTATAATTTAATCCAGTTGGAACATCTTTTTTTGCAATTTGTTCTATTGTCAAACCACAATTTGCTGGAATGATTATCCCTATAGTTCCATCTGTATTTTTATATATTATTCTTTTATCCATAATTTTATCTAAACACTCCTATCATTGCATTTGCTACATCATGAGCAACAAAAGATGGAGCATCATTATCAACAAGTCTTGTTGTTAGATTAAATTTTTGAACAGCACTTGCTTCATATGCCCCTTGAAGAACCCATTGTTCATTAGCAGTTGAATAACTTGATGCTGCATTATTAACTACTGCATAATTTGTATCAGCCATATTAGTTCCAAAATTTACATCATAATTTCCTACACCAAGATCACTAATACTAGAAATATTACCACTTGCTCTAATAGCAACTGTGCCTGTTCCATTAAAATTAACCCATGCTCTTGCAGAATAACTTGGTGCAGAACCACTAGCTGTTGATAAACTTGCGATACTAATAGCAGCACCATTATTCTGTAATGTCCCAACAATATTAGTAGTATCACCAGATGCACCAATAGTAATAGTATCAGAACTCTCGTTGATAATGTTATTACCCGCTGTATCTTGTATCGTGTCTACTTTTAAAATTGCTGTCATTATGCTCCTATCCTGTATGCGCCAAATTTGTTTGATTTAGATTCTTCAATTATTTGTGCATTACCCGAAGTATTATCAATATATGTAAAAATTTCTAAATAATCACTAGAGCCATTCATGTCTACAGTAGCAGACATTGTTAAAGTTGATCTTCTTATATAATTAGCATTATAAACATTAGCTATAAGTGAATAATTACTTCCATTTTTATATATGTATAAAGCGTTAGTGCCTAATGCTGTATTTGTATCAGCACCTGTTTCTAAAGTTGAATAAACATAATATTTTCCAGCAACGGTTGGAGTAAAACGATAGTTAGTTGAATTATCATAACAATTATCTGTATCTAATGTTTCTGTATTAAATTGTACTTTTGTTGCTGTAGAATCACTTATAGTTGTAGTTGCTGATAAATAAGCTTCAAAAGCTGGAACGTTAGATAGCAACGTCACACCCGATCCAATAGTAATGTTACCAGATCCTGCGCTGTTTGTTATTGTTCCTACTTTTAAAGTTCCGTCTGCCATTATGCTCCTATTAACGCTTTTATTTCAGCGTCAGTTAATCCTAAATCTTTTAGTTTTTGTTTTCCATTAGATGCGTCTGTTTCTTTTTGTGTTTCTGCATCTTTTAATTCTTGTTCAACAATAGGTATCATTGCTTTAATATCTTCTTTAGATATTGGTGTTGTATTTTCCAACCATTCTATTTCACAAGTGTTAATGTCTGTTCCTCTTACAATAACAACTGCATTAGGATTTATTTTAAGAATTGCGTCTGTAATCATTATGCTGATACCTCCAAAGCTGTAAGTGTAGATGGTGTGCTATCATAAGATATATAACAAGTACCAGCGTTATATCTTCTAATATATACTTTATAATTTATTTGAGATGTTGTGCTAGGTGTGTCTAAATAAACTGGAGATACTTGTCCAACAATATTGTCACCACCATTGTAAATATAACCTAAACCCCAAGCTTCACCAGTATTTTTTCCTAAACTTGTTGATGTATCTCTAAAAATATTCATCACTGCTGCACCTGCAGCTGCATTATTATATAAAGCAGAATTACCTAAAAGTAATATTTTATTTGAACTAGATATTGGAGTAATATTTAAACTTAATTGAGTTGCTACAAAACTGGTACTAGTTGTTGTTTCTTGTGTTGTAATTTTACTATTAACCACTTGTAAAATTTTACCAGAACTTAATTTACTACTTGAAACAGCACCATCTACTAATTGACTTGTTCCAACACTAGCGTTTGGTGGATTAACAGTTTGTAAAGCTCTACCAAGATAAACACAGTACATGACATCAGTAGATGCTGTTGCTTCACTTAGTGTTAAAGTTGTGCCACTAGCAGTATATGCTTTGCCACTTCCAGGTTGCTGAACTACATTATTAATTACAAGTCTTATATCATTTTCATTACTTACAGCATGATCTAAAGTATAACTAGCTGTAGCTGTAACTGAAAAAGTTTGTGTTAAGAAACTTGCGTAGTTTTCTGCTGGTATATTTCCTATATAAGCCATTTATATAATCCTTATGTACTAATTGAATCTACTACTGATAAAATGCAGTCCACAGCACTTGCTGTATCTGATAATGCTTCAACACTATCACCTGATTGTAGAACTACTTTTGAACCACCATCTATAAGTTCTAAAGAACCTCCAGCTGGTATCGGTGCATCTTTTATCAAATAATAGCTTGTGCTTGAGTTTTTAACAGTTGCATCTACAGTTACAGATGATGTAGATTTGTTTGCAAATCTCATACCAATAATTGCATCATCACTATTAGCTGAAGCTCTTATTTCTGTAGCAGATGTGCCTATGCTTGTTTTTAAAACTCTTTCAAAATCTTGTGCCATTATTTTTTCCTTTTATTAATTACAGGGCTATTGCCATAGCAACTGCAAATCCAGCACTTGCTGCTGATAAGTTAGTTAAGTTGCTTCCATCAACAGCTGGAAGTTGAGCTGATCCATTTAATTGAACTACATTGTTTGCACTTGTTCCAACAGTTTGTGTTGCAGCAGTTCCTAGTCCTGAAATTTTAGTGTGTGCAATAGAATTAACAGTTAATGTTATATTACCACTAGATGTTACTGGTGAACTACCAACTGTAAATTCAGAAGCTCCACCATCAGCTATGCCAACAGATGTAACTGTACCATTATTTTGAGGTGTTACTTGTGAATAAGTAATTGAAGTTGAACCAACTGATCCTGTGTTATCGGTAGTACATAAAAATATTTTATTATCGTTTGTAGAACCTTGATTGACTACAACCATTCCACCAGATAGTTCAGCAATAGTGTCATGCTCAGGATCTCTTGATGCAGCTCCACTTGATACTGCTAAGTATAATCCATTTTCAGTATCTGTACTTTGATCTTTAACTAAAACTCTATCACCAGCAACAAGAGTTACTCCATCAATTGTATCACCAGCTTCTAAGCCATTTGTTAAATTTACATTTGCTGTAGTTGCACATTCTGCAATAATTCTAGTTCTTAAACCAGCAACAGCTTGATCTACATAATTTTTAGTAGCTGCATCTGAACTAGCAGATGGAGAGCCAAGTCCTGTAATTGAACCACCACTAACTGAAACATTGTTTGCATCTTGAGTTGCAATAGTACCTAATCCTAAATTTGTTCTTGAAGTAGAGGCTGATGCTAAATCAGATAAGTTACTAGCTTTAACAACTTTTGCATCTAGTTGAGTTTGAGCATTAGAGCTTAAAGTATTTATGTATTGAAATTCTGTACTGGTAACTGATCCATCAGCAATTTTTGTAGCATCAATTGCAGCAGAAGCATTTATATCAGCATTAACAATTGCACCATCAACAATTTTAGATGAGTTGACTGAATCACTTGCCATTTTATCAAGAGTTATTTGAGAGTTAGCAATATGTGCAGTATCAATACTGCCATCAACATAGTGTTCGGAATTTATTGAGTCATCAGCTATTTTAGTTCCATCAACAGAGTCTGCTGATAAATGAATTAGGTCTATACTACCATCTACATATTGATCTGAATTTACAGAATTAACTGCCATCTTATCAACTGTAATTTGAGAATTTGCTATGTGAGCAGTGTCTATTGAGCCATCTACATAATGCTCAGAGTTTATACTATCATCTGCAATCTTAGTTCCATTTACAGAATCTGCTGCAAGTTTAGCAAGTGTTACTGAACCATCTGCAAGAGTAGCTGTTGCAACTATACCCTCTGGTATAGATGAGTTTGTTTTAGATAAAGCACCAACATAAACATTTGTAATAGCTTCACTGGCTAAAGAACCACTATCCCAAGTGACATTGACTGTTGTGTTTGTGGAAAAAGATGAGCTTGAGATCGTTCCAAAAATTGTACCTGGTGTTGAAGCGATTAATTTAATTCTTCTTCCAGCATGATAAACAGAAGTTACATCAGCACCATTAATTGTAAAAGATGTAGCTGATGCGTAAGCAGCAGTGAAAGCACCAGAACCATCACCATACTCAATCCATTGTGCATCATTAAACCAATCTCTAGTATTTTTCATCAATGCTCTAATAGCATTATTAAGATTACTAGGAAGCATACCCTCATTTACATCAATAGAATTTAATGTAGTGTTGCTTGATTGAGTTGTTGAATAATCTTTAATGTTTGTTGTCATGTTGCTCCTAATTCATAAACCAACTAAAAGCCTTATCGCTTTCAG